CAAGTGCAGCTTCTGGGGCAATTGATGAAGAAGCCCGCGTTGTATCTCGTAGCTGGAGTGATTGCATTCCAGCTCGCGATCATCGCGGGTTCACTGGTTGGCTGCTTTATGGTCTTTCCAGAAATTAAAGACCGAGATCCTGCTGATCAAAGATGCAGCGGTGAGAACATCACCGAGCTGATGGCTCAGATCACTGCTGCATCGTTTGCTCTGTATGCCGGGGAGAAGTGATCACAAGATTTCTGTGTGAGCCACAACCCATCCGTCTTTGTTGAGCCTTTCGCGTTCAGCCTTTGCCTTGTTCGGCGGTACTTCAATCAACTGAAAAGCAGTTCCGCGATAGCAGAAGAGACGAGCTAGGCCAATCACGTTCGGGGCTCCGAGGTGTTGTATGTCAAGGCAAAAAAAAGACGGGCACCCCAATGAAAGCCCGTCTTCCCCTCGCCACTTATAAGCTAAACAGCTTCAAAGGGCACTTCGCTGTTTTGCTCATTTTCGTTTCGATTTGCAGGCTCTAGGTAAATACCGCCATCCTCAATCGTGACCATGACGTACTGGCCAGGTTCAACGCCAATCTGGCTGGTGTATGAGGGGCCAATTGGGGCGATGCCCTTTGGGCTGACTTTGATCTTGTAGCAGGGATCTTTACCCTTTTTGCCTTTAGGTGGGACGGTCCTGCCAACAGGAGTTCCGTGGGCTTCTGTAAGAGCTTGCAGGAACTCAGTGCGCTGCACACTGGGCTTGCCATTGCGCATTAGGAAGTAACCAGCGTCTAAAGCAAGTGCATCACGATCACCATCAGGGTTTTGCCGGATGAAGGTCAGCAACGCATCACCAGTTAATCTGTTGGCCGACATTGTTTAATACTTGAATTAACTCAAGCATATCAGAACCATCCGATCCCACCACTGCTTTTTGTATATGAGCCCTTCAACGCACCGTTAAGACCAGCGACAAGCGCACCGCCAATAACACTGCCTCCACTTTGCTGCTGTGCCATCGTCGGTTGAACCACGTTCGTGTACAGAGAAGGCATTGCTTTCTGCGGATCGAAGATGATGTTCTCCCGGTAAGGCAGTCGTGCTTCATCCAGCTGCCCTTCTGTTCGCAGGAACAGCGAATCAAGTTCACGTTGACCCTGCCTTGCAGCCAGGTTGTAGCCAGGCATTGTCAGCTTCTGGAACTGATCAAGCGTGTATTGGCTATCAAGCTTGAATCGGTTGTTAGATGACTGCGCATCGCCCAGTGCCTTGCTGCTAGCCAAAGCAAAACGTCCCAGCTGCTTTGCCGTTTCGCCTTGCATCGTTGCATTCATCGTTGCGATGCTGTTCTTCCTTTGCTGCTGTCTGATCAACAGCTCTCCATAAGAGCGGCCCAAGGCTTTCGCTTGGTTCATCTGCAAAGACCGAGCAGTGCTCGCTGAACCTCCACGTCCCAAGCTTGCAGCCGTTGATCGACCACGCTCAGCAAGAGACGTTGCAAATTGGATGTCACGCTGCAGCGTGTCTAGCTGACCATCCAACACCTGATTCCGAATCAGGGTTTCCATCTCCCTGTTCTTACGCATTGACAGCTCTTGTGCTGCCAAAGCGTTGTCCTGAATCGTGGTCATGTAGCCACGCAATCGGTCGCTGGCTTCGAGTCCGAGCGCTCCCATCTCGTACCCAATCTTCAGCCCGTCTTGTGTCGCTCGCAGATCTTCGCCAGTGTTGAACTGGTCAAAGATCGCCTGTTCGTTAATGCTCAGGTTGGCCAGCGCTGCTTCTGTTAATCGACCCTGCCGCCACTCATAGTCAGACTTGGCTTGCGCTTCCTGGAACCGGATCGCTTCAGTTTCAGCAACCTTCCAGGCGTAGTTAATTTCATTGACTTGATCTGTCGCTTTGGCAGATGCAGCTGCTGCATCGCGTTGAGCTAGGTATTGATCTTTTTTTGCTTTGTTAGAAGCCTTCCGCTCTTTCTCTCTGGCGCTGGCACCAAGCAAGGAAGAGCCAATGCCAAGGGCTGCACTGGCGACTGCAACGTAAGGGAATGCCATAGTTCAACCTTTAGAGCGATCAGAGAATGTGCCTTCCCATGAGGCGGAAGACACGGTGAGGGGGAGCCATGAATCTGACTCAACAGTAATTGAGCAATCTGTATTGCGGCTATAGACAGGGACGCGGAACGAGCCTGTCTCGGTCACATTCTGCTCAGTGGTCAACAGGTTGTTATCGATCCCAGTTGTCCGTGCCCTGAAGATCGAAATACTGTCTTCACCTCGATTCTTTCTGTTGACCCGGACTCTGTAATAGCCAGTGTCAGTGTGATGAATCTCCCAAGTCAAAACCTGTGTTCGACCAGTTAGCTTTCCGACTCGACGGTTGTTGGCCTGATTTGCTTCAGGGACATAGGCGTTAGTGAACGTATAACGGAAGTTGTATGGCTCGCCAAAGGCAATCCGTGTGTTTCTCCAGTCTCCTGGCTGTGAACATCGGAGCACGTTTGTTGTGGTCTCTCCCAACAACAACCCCTCATCTTGTGTCCCTGCATCAGTAAACCTTGTGACGGCTTG